CACCAGCCAGCGAGGCTCCGGTCCTGGGCGACATCATGTCGGAATCCAGGGCGCCATCAAATCGGAATGCCTGGGCGTCTTCATCGGAATCGGCACACAATGTCGGCGCGGTCGGAAACCTGCACGCTCTCGGTGAAGATTTGCGTGTAGTTGTTGCGCATAACGGTCGGGTTCGCCGTGATGAAGGACGCGTCCGCGCCTTCGACCGCCGCGTTGGTGGCGACAGCGCGCAGGCTGTCTTCCTGCCACTGGAACAGCGGCTGGGTCACCTTCTCGTTGCCGATAGCGCTCTGGAACGGCGTCTTACGCGGCGAGAGGTTGGTGATGACGTCGCTGACGTTTTCCTTGATACCCACCATCTGGTAGGTCTGATAAGTAGCCATAGTTCAGAAAGTCTTCTTGAAAAAAGTTGGGTGTTACTCGTCGCCAAACATGGCTTCGAATGCGTTGACCGCGTCGTCCATCGAGCCGGACTTCTTGGCCTTCACGACCATGTCCTTGACCTTGACGGCCTTGGAGCTGTCACGCGCGGGCGGGCTAGACGCAGAGTTCTTCACAATCTTCGTCGGTGACTTGTTGACCTTCTTGGTCACCACCTTCGTCTTGCCACGCGCAAACTGCATGGCCATGTGAAGCACTTTGAAGGCGCCTGGATCGGTGAGAGAGTTCACCATATCCTTGTCGAGGCCCTGGTCTGTCGCGAACGCTCGGATGTCGTTGTAGAGCGCTTCGTTCCAGCCCTTGATGTGGTGCGGGCTCTCGGTGTCGTTGAGCGCCTTGAGGCACGCAACAGCCGCCTCGCGGCGGGCCTTCATCTGATCATCACTGACCTTCTTCATGAAGCCAGTGATTTCATTCTTGAGGAACGTCTCGTCCTCCAGCGCCTTCGATGCTTCGGCCTGCAGAGCCGCGAGCTGATCGGCGGGGACTTGAGGGTCCTTCATGAGCTGCGTCCACGGCAGAGCGCGGTACTGGTCTGCTCGTTCGGTCGCTCGCTTCAGCAAGACGTCGTAGGCAGCGATGTTCTTCGCGCGCTCCTCGTCGACAATCTTGCGGTCGTCCGCGACCTGTTGGGACTTGCGGGTAAGAGGTGCCTCTTGGCCCCAGAGACGCTTGAGGTCCGTTACCCTGACTTCGTGCTCCTCGTCGCCCACCTTGACCTTGACGTACGTTTCGTCATCGTCGGCGAACTTCTTGGCCTTGTCGTCGGTCTCTTCGTCTTCGGAGCCTTCGCCGTCGTCGCCTTCTTCGCCTTCGTCCTCTGGAGTTTCCTCGGAGGCATCATCAGCGTCGTTGTCGTCTTCGTCGTCGGTCTCTTTGTTGTCTTCTTCCTTCTGGACCTTCTTCTTCGATGGCTCCTGGGGCGGAGCGTCGTCACCCTCTTCGGGATCAGTCAGAAAGGCGTTGAGGATATTTTCGTCGCCGTCAATAGCCTCGGGGTAATCATTCAGCAAAGCAGCGTCCGATTGGATGGCTGACATGGTCAGTTCAATTCATTCCGTCGTAGATGTCGTGCACGCTCGGATCGTCGATTGGGTCTGGAGCGGCAGCATCGTTGGTGGTGATTAGCTTCTCGTGGGTCTCTGCGAACTTCTTCGCGAGCGCCAGGAAGCCTTCGAAGCCGAGGTAGGACGCGTAGATTTGCTCGCGTGCCTTCACCTCGTGGGGCTTGGTGCCGAGAATGTCGGCGGCGCACTGCTGCGAATACATCTGCACCAGTGCCTGGAAGGCCTCAGAGCTGAGCATCTCCATGCAGAAGATACCCAGCGCTGAGATAGTTTCGTCGTTCAAGTGGACGCCTTGTTGTGGAGGTACGTCATCATCTTGTTGATGAGGTCGGGCCCACGGACAGCCTGGGCTGCCGCAGCGGGGTCGATGAACTCACCAGTGGTCGGGTCACGCATCATCGCGGCGTTGCGCGCGAAGAAGCCCATGTCGGGCGCCGGGGCTGGCGCGGCGCGAGCTGCACGAGCAGCAGCCGGTCGAGCCTGCGGGAGCGGCACAGGTGCCGCACTTGGTGCAGCCGGTGCTGGCGCGCTCGGAGCCGGGCCGAAGGATTGACCGTTGGCCCACCAGGGCGCCTGGGGCTTCGAAAGGTCCCAGTCTTGGGAGAGAGGGACGCCGGGAGCTGAAGGGGCAGCAGCCGGGGCAGCCGGGGGAGCAACCCCGGCCACCTTGTGGTCCTTTAGGATGTCAGGCTGCGAGGAGCCGAGCACGGCAGAAGTGAGAGCACTGCCGCCGTACATCGGTGCGAGCGCGCCGAACACGTTGGTTGGCGTGGTGACACTCTGCACAGCCAACCGGGCGCGGTGTAAGAAGTCCGCGACCTTGTTGTAGTTGAAGGTAGACACTTAGGGCCTCGGGTTGGCCGACGCGGACACAGCAATCTTGGCCTTGTCGTTGTCTGCGAGCTGCTGTTCGATTTCGAGCTGCTTCTCTGCCACTTGGATACGAGACGCGGTCTCTGTGTCCTGACGGTCGTGCGTGCGGTCGTGGTTGAGCGCGTCCAGCTTGAGCTTGGCTGCGTTCTGCTCCACCTTCGTCTGATCGAGCGCGAAGAGGCGGTTCGCGTCCTGCTGCTTGATCTGGGTCGCGGCCATGGCTGCCGAAGCGGCCTTGTCCTTGATGTCCAGCTCGCGCACCTTGAGCGGATCGGGCTGCGGAGGCGGCGCGTTCGGATCGAGGTAGGAGGCGAAGTTGGTGAAGCCCTTGAGCTTCGCGGCGTCCTTGAGCATCGAGAAGCGCTGCTTCGGGCCGAACATGTTGCCCAGGCCGGCGTCCTTGGCCATCATCTGATAGCCCTGCGCCAGCTCGTTCGCGGCCATGTCCTTCTCGCCATAACCCAGGTGAGCAGACACGGTGCAGGTCGTTCGGTTCGTCCACTGCTCGGCGTCAATCTGCAGCGGCTGTCCAGCCACTTCGATCGAGCGCTTGTCCTTGTAGAGGATCCCCAGGCGCACCACTTCGATCATCAGGGGCACAAGGAAGTTGTACGCAAAATTGCGCGCCATGATCTTCCCGCGCTGACCGCTGGCCTTCATCATATTGTCGACGAGGCCTTGGCTGTTCTGCGTGGAGATGGCGTCCTTGTTGAGACCCTGCGACAGCGCGGAGATGCCCGTGGACTTCTCGTTGTTGTCGGTCAGGAGCTGGAGCGTCTGGAAGACGTACGGGTTGAGCGTGTGCGGCTCAAGCGTCGAGACACTGTCAGGCCGGCGCACGTTGACGACGCCGCCGAGGCGGTTGTCGAGCAGCTCGCGCGGGTTCATCAGGCCGCCGTTGACCACCATGAAACGCGGGTTGGTCGTGATAGCGGTGTGGTCGAGAACGCCACGGAACAGCACTGTGCGTGCGTTCTGCGTGTGGATCACGCGGGCAGCGTAGTTGTGCCCGTAGAACACGTGGGGAAGCGGCAGCGGGATGTAGGCGAGGAACGGAGCCTTGTCGACTTCCTGCTTGTCGAGGACGGTGTTGCCAGCGTGGCAAATCTTGTACATGCGGACGCCCTTGGAGGCGTCGATGCGCATCTTCACGTAGCTCTCGTAGTAGACCACGTAGTCCAGTTCGTCTTGGATCGGGTCGTCGATAGCGTCGTTCGAATGCGTCGCGTGCGTGCGCGCGAGCACCTCGGGGCTGAACTGCAGCTCCTTGGCCTCGTCGGCCGGGATTTTCATCACGACGGCTTTGGGGTAGCCCATCTCGATGAGTTCGGCCCGCGTCTTGGGCGTACGATGCCCGACGTAGGTCGCCTCCTCGATGCAGTTGGCGAGAGGTTCGATCAAGAACTCCTCAGGCGCGACGTTGTCGATGCAGGTCTTACTTGCATTCTTCTTGCGAGACAGCGTGCCACTGAACGTACCCGAACCCACGCCATCTTCTTCGGCGTCAAAGGTGTCGACATCGTCCTGGGACGCGAGCGCCACAGCGTCGTCGTGCGAGAGACCTTGAAACTCCTCGTCTGCGTAGTCGCATTTCTCTTCCCAATAAACCTTCACCACACCAGCGCGGGCCGTGAGCCCGTCGTACATGGTGCTGGAGAAGATGTTGTAGCCCTTGTTGGCGCGGAAGATAATGTAGCTGGCGTATTCGGTCGCAACACGGCACTGATCGGCAGACATGTCCTGATCAGGATCGAACTGCGCGATGTGGTCGCCGCCGGCAAACACCTCCAGCAACTGCGAGCGCTGCATTTCAACGCTGTCGTAGACGTCGCTGGAGACGTAGGAGGATGAGCCGTTTGAGGTCCGCTTGGGGAGGTCGCCGTTGATGTAGCGGGTGACGCGCTCGCGCTCTCGTGCGAGACGACTGTCGAACCAGCTAACACTGTTGGTGGCCTTGGCGGAAACCTTCGCTAGAATGTCTTCATCCGTAAGAATAGCTGGCTTCTTCGCCATTACGGTCCTTGATTAAACTGCTTCGGAATAAAACTCTTCGAAGACCTCAACGGGCTTCCATTTGCCCTCGTGGATGTACGCAGCGATGGCGAGAGACATCACGCAGTCGTCGTGCGTGCCTGCCTCGGCTTCCATGCGGCCGTTCTCATTCACGACGAAGGTCATCATTTCCTTCAGCGTGGTCTCGTCGTTGATTTCGATTTCGCGCTCCCGGTCACAGGCGCGCAGCTTGTCGATGATCAGAGGCTTGGTGGCTTCACTGGTGAAGAAGCCGAGCTTGATGGTGTCCTTGTCGGGCTCCAGAGTGCCTTCGACCTGATCCGTGTAGATGTACGGATAGTTCGCATCGCGGAGGGCCACGCACGTCACTAGGCCGTGGTTGTTGCGCTCGGGAGCGATGGTCGCACTGTTGTAGTGGTAGCCAAGCGTCTCCAAAATCTTCGCGAAGACGTCGGGGTGGCAGAGGCCACGCCACACAGCAACTTGGCGCATCTGGCTGTCGAGGATTTGGGCGACCGATGGGTCACCGTCCTTGCGGCCTTTGACGCCCTGGCGCAGGCCCATGCCCACGTCGGCGCCGATTACGTAGCTTTCCTTCGGATCGAGCGGCCGGTAGACCTTCAGCTCGCCTCGGGGATGCTCGCGGATCACGCGCAGCGGCAGCGGGCGGCCTGACTGTTCGTCGTAGGTCTCTTCCACAGCCATCGTGGTGATGGGCTGCTTCACGTCCTTCAGGCGCTCGGAGATGTAGTCGTTGTTGAAGATGGGGCGCCCCGTCGAGAGGAACGCCTCTTCGGGTGTCGCTGGGTACTCCTGCTTGAACAGATCGAGCCCGTTCGTCGCAACCTTCTTCCGACGCCAATAAAGTTGGTCGTTAGAGGTGAGCCCCGCGTCATGGAAGCGAGCTATCAGCTTCTCTTCCTCGGGGGTACGCTGGAAGTCAGCAGGTGCAGGTTCGCGATACTCAGCGCTCTCGAACCATGCGGAGAAGAACAGCTCGTAGCCGTTCCACATGTGGTCGGTGCGCTCAGCACCCATGGCCATTTCGTAGAACTTGCCGGTCACACCTTGCGCGGTGCTCTCCAAGAAGATGAACGTGCCGTCCTCTTCAGGGATGGCTTGTACTAGACCGTTGAAGTTCGTATTAGCGAAGGCAGTGGGCCAGAAAGCCACCTCGGACAGATGCGCGAAGGTGAGCGTTTCGCCGCGAGCAACACCACGGCCACCCGCAGTAGCGACGCGCAGCGCGCTATCGAGTTTGTCAAAGACTAGCTCCGAACGTGAGGAGTATTTGGTCGACGGGCGGACGATGTCCGGGACGTTGTCGTGGATACGACGGTACATGTCGAACAGCGTCGTCGTACTCTCGGCCTCGTGGGCCATGACGAGACCCTTTTGGGCCTTACGCTGCGACAGCCACCAATACTGGAGGGCTGAGATGACGGTGGAGAGGCCCTGCTGGCGTGCCTTGAGCACGACCATACGGACGCGCCCATACTTCTGCAGTTGGGCGATGCACTTCTTTACGAAGCGGCGCTGCACACGATTGAGAACGAGCGGGGCAATCTTGCCCTGCTTCGTCCTGATCTTGATGCACTTCGCCGCGTAAAACTCAAAGTCTTCGTAGAGCTTCTTCCGAGCCACCTTTTGCGTCTCAGTTAGCTCCGTCATCACGCATAATCTCGTCGAGGAAGTCTTCCGCCTTGCTAAGCGTCAGCTTCGACTTGCTCTCAGGCTTCGACTTGGTGAAGTTGAGCACCGTGTTGATGGCCTGGATCTTGATCTGCTGTGTTGACGGACCCACTGCGAGCACGAATGCCTCACGCAGCGCTACTTCCGCCTTGCCAGCGTCGTTGGTCGGTACAGCGACAGGCACGCGGTCGGTCTCGTTGCCGTCGTCGTCGCGGACGATGACCTCAACAATCTCGTCGGGCAGTTCGCCCTTGTCTTTCATGATCTGGATAAACCTGTCTGCTAGTTTGTTCGCCTGCTCCCACAGGGGAGCGACGTCTTTCTTGCGCATCCCATCAGGGACACCCAAGCGCGTGTATTTCTCGGGGTTGGTTCTGCGGCCTTCGGCGTTCTTGAGGTGCACGAGCCTCATGCGCTCGCGGTACTCGGGGTCCTGCCACTTCTTCCTAAGCGCCTCGGAGGCCGCCGAGATGGTGCGCACGCCTTTGCCGCGAGGGGACTTCTTTCGAGGCCCCCTCACGCGTTTCTCTGTCATTTCTTCTCAGTCTTAGCCTTGGACTTCTTGGCCTTCGGTTCAGGCGCGGGCCAGATGGCGTTGACGACGTCGGGCTTCGCGAAG